AAAACCTCCCCCCTACATCATAAAAAATTAACCCCCTACCTCCCCAAAAAAAGAAAGGCCCCTCCCTAAATGAATACCCCCCAGGATAGACCGGACCGGAGTGGTCCTCATAGAGTTGCTTTTGAAAAGAATAAAAATATTATTCTCAAAACAAGAAATACTTGTGGGATTTGTGGACTACCAGTTGACAAATCCTTGAGGTACCCACATCCATTAAGTCCGGTCATTGACCACATTATTCCAATCAATCGCAACGGTCATCCATCAGATATTCAAAACTTGCAGTTAGCCCACTGGCAATGCAACAGACAGAAGTCTGATAAGTTATATGCTGACGATAGGTCAGCCAATGCTACTGTTGTAGGTAATCGCAACCTGCCACAGTCAAGAGATTGGACAAAGTACAGAGCTTGAAGAAGCCAAAAAAAGAAAAATTATATTATTTTTTAAAAACATCAAAAATAATAATGAATGCTTAGAATTTGAAAAAATAACAGATATGTGTGAAGTAAGTCCTAGCAGAGGATAGGGGGGTATCCCCCTCCCACTAGGCGCTCGAGAGCTTCACGCCGTCACTGTACATTTTTTTGTTCGTGGGAGAAAACAAAAAGGAGCTATATATGGAAATTCAAACCTGTATAAAGTGTCATCAAAAGAAAGAATTAAATACGGAGAATTTTTATAGAAAAAGTAGTTGTAAAAGAGGTTTTGAAAGTCAGTGTAAAGAATGTAGACGTATTTCTGACAAGAAAAAATATCAGAAAAAGAAGGAGAAGATTCTAGGTCAAAAGAAGAAGTACTATGAGCGAAAAAAAGATAAAATTAAGGAACGTCAAAAAGAGTATTATCAATCGAATGTGGAGAAGTGTAAAAAATCTAGTAAAAAATGGGATAAAGATAATCCGACTCGACGTCGGCTCATAAATGCTAAATCAAGAACTTTGAAACATGGTTCAGATAGCACGTTAACTGAAAGTGATTGGTTACAAATCAAAAAACTGTTTGACAATTCTTGTGCATATTGTGGTATGAGTGAAGCCAAACATTTTGAAATTTTTGATGAGAAGTTACATCACGAACATGTGATTCCACTGATCGATGGTGGAAATTATGAATTTGGTAATGTAGTTCCTTCTTGTAGGAGTTGCAACTCTAGCAAAGCTAATCACGATTTTAAAGAGTGGTATCCAAATAGCAAAGTTTATAGTAGAGTAAGGGAGGCTAAAATAATCGACTATATAAGTTGCAATGAAAGGAGAGCGGTTTGGAATTAAGAGGGATTGAATATCTCAGGAAAAAGTTGAATCTCTATCAGAGTAGAGTTAATCTGAGGTATAAATACTATGCAATGCAGCATTACAGAGCACCTATCGGAATTACAATTCCTGCTCATGTGAGAGCTAAATATAGAGCTACTCTTGGATGGACTGCAAAAGGGGTAGATTGCCTTGCGGATCGTTTAGTATTTCGTGAATTTACAAATGATGATTTTAATGTTACAGAAATCTTTGATCGCAACAATCCTGATATCTTATTTGATAGTGCTATTCTAGCTGCACTGATTGGATCGTGTTGCTTTATCTATATTTCAAAAGGTGAAGATGATGAGGTGAGGTTACAAGTTATTGAGGCTAGCAATGCGACTGGTGTCATTGATCCTATCACTGGATTGCTTGTAGAAGGTTATGCAGTTCTGGCTCGTGATGATTACAATCAACCAACACTTGAAGCCTACTTTGAACCTAATACTACTCACTTTATTCCGAAAAATGGAAGACCGTACTCGGTTGCGAATGAAGCAGGCATTCCATTACTTGTCCCAGTAATTCATCGGCCTGATGCTGTTCGTCCATTTGGTAGATCAAGAATTACCAGATCTGGGATGTACTATCAAAAGGAAGCAGAACAAACATTTGAACGTGCCAATATCACTGCAGAATTTTATTCATGGCCACAAAAATATATTATTGGATTAGATCCTGATGCAGAGCAGTTGGAAACTTATAAAGCTACTGTATCAAGTTTGTTGACAATTTCTGCCAGCGACAGTGGAGAAAAACCAAGTATTGGTCAATTTGCTACAGCGAGTATGTCTCCTTTTACAGAACAGCTAAGAACGGCTGCTGCTGGATTTGCTGGGGAAATGGGCTTGACATTGGATGATATGGGGTTTGTGTCTGACAACCCGTCATCTGTTGAAGCCATCAAGGCTAGCCATGAGAATCTTCGTCTTGCTGGTCGAAAGGCTCAGCGCTCACTAGGTGCTGGATTGCTAAATGTCGCTTATGTTGCAGCTTGCTTGCGTGATGAGTTTCATTATGCCAGAAGTCAATTTGTAAGAACTACAGTCAAGTGGGAACCATTGTTTGAAGCGGATGCGAATACCATGACTATGATTGGTGATGGTGTTGTCAAACTAAATCAGGCATTACCTGGTTACATCAATGCGGAGACAATTCGTGATCTTACTGGTATCGCTGGAGACATGTCAGCTAAACCAGTGTTAAGCGAGGGTGGTTCAAATGGAGAATGATGTTTTACCTGGTATCTTGAAAGAGGTTCAGGAGAGGTTTGAGAGAGATTTCGGTAAGAGTGAGATTGTCAGAAATGCTTTTGCTACATTGAAGGCAAAAAAGCAACCTACAAAACAGCAAATGAGTTTGCGATTGAAATTGGTGAAATTCTCTCTAAGGCTCTAGGAGCTTCTATAAGCACCGATAAACTACCAGACGGTAAAATGTATTACAATATCGCTCAACGTTTACTGACGGACGTGCTAGGACGAAATCACCAGCTTGTGAGTGGTTATGCTAGCGATGTTCAGAAGAATTTGAATGATAAAGCGAAAATCGGTCTGAAAGTTCAAGTTCCTGAATTAAATCTGGATCGAATAGCTGGCATTGTCAATCGCTTTTCGTCTGAGGAGAATTTTGAGGATGTCAGTTGGTTGCTCGGTGAACCTATTGTGAATTTCACTCAGTCCATTATTGATGATAGTATTCGGAAGAATGCGGAGTTTCATCATCAGTCTGGATTACAACCAGAGATTGTTAGAAAATCGTATTTTCATTGTTGTGAGTGGTGTCAGGAAGTTCAAGGGAATTATAAATATCCAAGAGTTCCGAAGGATGTTTATAGAAGGCATCAACATTGTCGTTGTATTGTAGACTATGATCCGAAAAGTGGAAAAATTCAAAATGTCTGGACTAAGAAATGGAATTCTATAGACAAAGAGAGAGTTGAGCGTAGGAAGTTAATTGGCGTAGTATCTGTTGACGAGCGTGAGCAAAAGCGCTATAATAGGGTTATGAAGAGTAGTGGTGCTGTGTATGGTGCTTGGAATGATAGAAATGATCCATACAATAAAGAGCGTGACCGGCATGCTCAAGAATTTTATGAGAGTGTACGGAATCGAAATAAGCAACATGAAATAGTGAAGGTATCTAATAATAGCGGTCTTTCACAAGCAGATGTTGAGAAGATTTACAACCATATTTTTATTAATGAGTGTGATTTAGAAGATGGACGGAAACGTTTTGATCCTAGCTATGACATGGCTGAGAGTTGGCGACGACTTTCAGAGATTGGTGGTAAGAATATTCAACCTCACGACCTTGTAATGTTAAATCACGAGTTGATGGAACATGATTTGATGGCAAAGGGAATGAAGTACGATGAAGCCCACGAACTCACTAATAAAAGCTATAACTACCAAAAAGCATGGATTGCTTGGATGAAGGAGAAAGGAGACCTATAATGCTTAAACTTATTAAAATTTTCAATTCAAAAAGTAAGGGTTATTGGTATATTCCTGAAAACCGTGACCCAGGTATGATCGAGATTGATGAGAGCACTGGTGAAGTTACAGTTGTCATCGAGTCGAATTATGATAAAGAACTAGGTTATCCTTACTATGCGAACAAGGCTCGTGGAGCAGTGAAGCAGATGTGGGATAAAGGAGAATTACCAAGCGAGAAATCTTTCGCTTGGGGATAAGCACTTAGAAAATTCTAAGTGCTTTTCTTATTGAAAACTTGAAAGGAGGTTCTGTATGAGGTATTTAGAATTCT